TGGTCATCTATAAGACAACCACACATCATAGACCAATGTAATGACATAGGGTTACTTGTGTAGGATATATTAAATTCCGTGTGATAATGACCTTGTATTACTGACATTCCCATTTCTTTTGCTAGTGTAAGTCCGTTTTTTTTCATTCCGTGTGTCATAAAAACCCATTGTCCGTTATTCATTTGAAATTTATAATCTGAATACCATTTCCAACCTTTACCAACACCTAATACTTCGTTGTAATCTCTTAGCATATAATTTGGTATTCCGTGTTTTTTTCCACGTCTATACAGCATACTTCCGTGATTAGAATGTACTAAGGTCATCTCAGGAAATATATCTTCTAGTTCTTTAAAAACCTTTCTAGCTTTAAGTGTTTCATTATGCTGAGTATCAAGAGATGTTTCTGAATCGTGCATTGATATTCCGTGAAAATCTGCTTCATCTCCTATATTCCAAATATGATGATTAGGATTTTTATTATCTATTTTATAATGTTCTTTTACTGCTTTTAAATACTTAATGCTATCCTGATGATGATATGGTATGTGCAAATCTGAAATAATTAAAATTATCTCATTAGAGTTTTTTCTACGATTTTTAATTAAATCGTGTTCTAATTTAGTTAATCTTAATCTATAATCTTTTTTGATAATTTATTTTTTTAGTTTCTCTACCGAACGTCCACCAAAATAAGCTCCTATAATAACTGTTAAAATTGTAGT